ATAGAGACATATATGATAAATATGAACAAAACGATGAAATTGAAGAAGAGGCAGATACTTTCCTAGATTTCTCACAATCTAACCCATTTGGCATTTACTAATGTTAGGAACTTATTTTTATCACGAAATTTTAAGAAGAACTGTTGTTTCTTTTGGAACACTTTTTAATGATATTCATATTCGCCATAAAAATTCTAATGATGGCGAAATTAGTGATATGAGAGTTCCTCTTGCTTACGGTCCAATTCAGAAATTTTTAGCAAGAATTGAGCAGCAACCAAATTTAAACAAAGCAACTCAAATATCATTACCAAGAATGTCATTTGAGATGAACTCTATTCAATATGATCCAACAAGAAAGGCAGGTGTAACTCAAACCTTCAAGGCATCTGATGGCACAAATTTAAAAAAAGTTTTTATGCCAGTTCCTTACAATATTGGATTTGAATTGAATATTCTTTGTAAATTAAATGACGATGCCCTTCAGATTGTTGAACAAATTTTACCCTTTTTTCAACCAGCATTTAATTTAACAGTTGATCTTATAGATTCAATTGGGGAAAAAAGAGATATTAGCGTTGTTTTAGATAACATATCATTCCAAGATGATTATGAAGGAGATTTTTCAACTAGAAGAGCATTAATTTATACTTTACAATTTACTGCCAAAACTTATATGTTCGGTCCTATTGCCGACACTACTGACGGTCTCATTCGTAAGGTTCAGGTTGATTATTATGCTGATACAAACAGAGAGACTGCTAAGAGAGAACTAAGATATACAGCAACACCAAAAGCACTTAAAGATTATAACGATGATAATACTGCTGTCTTAAGAGAACCTCTAACTAAGACAGAAACAAGAATTTCAGTCAGCACTTCTTCTGGTTTATCAGTTGATAATAGAATCATTATCAATAATGAAATTATGAAGGTAACTGAAATTGTAGATGAAACAACAATTATTGTTAAGAGAGGGTATGATGGAAGTTCGGTTACAACTCATTTAGAAAATACGTCTATTGATGTCTTAACACCAGCAGATGATAATCTAATTGATATTGATGATGACTTTGGATTTAATGAAAGTAGATATTCATTCACAGATTCAAGAGATTATAGTCCATCTAGGAATATAGATATTTAATAGTCTGGTAAAATTATGACAAATAAGTTTGAAAAGATTGATCAAGCACTCAATGTTGAGAGTAATATTGTTGCGGTTGAGCCCGATTCTGATTTATCTTTAAGTGTTAAAGAATCTAATAATGATATTAAAAAAGACTATGAATATACTCGTGCTAATTTATATTCTTTAATTGAAAAGGGGCAAGAGGCAATTAATGGAATTATGGAACTTGCCGGAGAGGGAGGTAGTCCAAGAGCATATGAAGTTGCTGGTCAATTGATTAAGTCGGTTGGTGATGTTACAGACAAACTTATAGACTTGCAGAAAAAATTAAAAGAAGTAGAAGAAGATACTGTAAAAACAACGAATAATGTTACCAATAATGCTCTATTTGTTGGATCAACTGCTGAATTGTCAAAGTTGCTCAAACAAGGTTTTCTAAATAATAAAGAGTAAAAGATTTTTTTGATGAGTTGGTCTAACAAATATAAAAGATCAATTGATTGTGATAGTCCTCAAGGATTTTCACAGAAGGCTCATTGTGCTGCTCGTAAAAAAAGATCAAGAGGAGAAAAAACTCAATCAAAATCTCCATTTAATGAAATGAACCAATTAAAATCTCATAAAACAGTTGAACAGATTGCAAAGAAGCATCGTCTTGATGTTGCTTTCATTCAAAAGCAACTGGATATGGGTGAACCAATTGAGCATGAGCACACTAAAGATCATGAATTAGCAACCGATATTGCTCTTCAACATCTTGATGAAATTCCAGATTATTATACTCGTTTGAAAAAAATGGAAGCAGATGCCAAAAAGCATCATAAAAAATTTAAAGATGTAAATGTAAATGAAGAAGGTCTTCGTGATTGGTTTGGTAAGTCTAAATCAAAAGGTGGAAAACCTGGTTGGGTTGATGTTGTGGATGGTGATGCTTGCGCCAGGGAAGAGGGTGAAACCGCTACTCCTAAATGTGTGTCATCCGAAAAACGTGCTTCAATGAGTAAGGCAGAAAGACTTGCGGCACAGGCAGCAAAAAGAAGAGAAGATCCGAATCAACCACAAAAATCTGGTTCCGCTAAACCAACTATGGTAAGAACAGACAGAAAAACAAGGAATGAAGAAATGGATTTACAAGAGGTCAAAGATAAACCAGGTAAGGGTAGTGGTAAAAAAGATGCCTGTTACAATAAAGTAAAATCAAGATATAGTGTTTGGCCAAGTGCCTATGCTTCTGGAGCACTTGTTAAGTGTCGGAAAGTTGGTGCCGATAATTGGGGAACAAAGTCTGAGGCAGTTGAAATGATCAGGTATTGTCCTGCTTGTAAGAAAAATGAGATGCAGCAAGAATGTAAGATGGGTCCAGCCTACTGGTCAATGTACTCACAACCAGTAATGCTTTCAACAAATCAAATGAAATATAATATTGCTACTGTTCACCCAGCAAATGAAGAGAAGGATCACGAGTATTCAATGGCTCGTTCTGAACTTTCTACAATTATTGCTGCGGCAAAGAGATTAAAGAAAAAAGTTGGTAAAGGAGAAGGAAGTCTTGAAGCTTGGGTTCAATCAAAAATTACAAAAGCAGCAGATTATATTGATACCGCAGCTGATTATGTTGATAGTGGTCAAGGTAAAGTTGATGAAGCGTGTTGGGATGGATACAAACAAGAGGGTATGAAGAAGAAAGGTAAAAAATTAGTACCAAACTGTGTAAAGGAGCAATATTCAAATTGGAGAGAAGAACTTACTGAAGATTGGCAAAAAGTTAATCGTCAAGACAAAACTGATGGATTAAGTCAGAAAGCAGTAGATGCTTATCGTCGTGAAAATCCCGGTTCAAAACTTCAAACTGCTGTAACCGAAAAGAATCCAAAAGGAAAAAGAGCAGATCGTCGTGCTAATTTCTGTCGTCGTATGAAGGGGATGAAGTCCAAGTTAACTTCAGCAAGAACAGCAAGAGATCCAGATTCTAGAATTAACAAAGCCCTACGTCGTTGGAACTGTAACTAAAATGAAATCTTTTCAGCAATTTATTTCAGAAAGTATCACCATCAATGGTGACTTTAACGGAACTCTAAACGTAGGTTCTTCCCAACCAGAACAAGCAAGCGAATCTTTTTTTGCTGATGTAGTTTGGGAAGGAAAGATGTATCGTTTAGAAGTAGAAGGTAAGATGCTTTCTAAAAATGAACTCGCAGAACAAATTCAAGGCGAATATCCTGGAGCAATTGTTCATAACATTTATCCTGGTCAGGTAAATACTTCAAGAATTAAAAACGCACAAAGATATCAACCAGAAAGATTATCGTGGAGTGAGTGATTTATGGCACAATTTAATAAAAATGAGCAGGACTTTCTAAATCAAGAAAGAACTCTTTTTGAGGTTAATATGATCGCCAATAAAAATGGCGAGGTGGTTACTCTTGATAATCCATTTCCAGTCACTGGAACAGTTGGTATTTCATCAGAAACTGTTGTAACGATTAATCCAGATACAAATGCTGTTGATGCCTTTGGTAGAGCAAGAGTTTCTGAATTATTTACTCTTGGTGACTATAAGCACTTATATGCTATTGATCCAAATTTTTTGGATAGTGTTTCCGGTACGGGTTCAACAGTAACATTTTTACAAAACCAAGCATGTGCAAGATTGCAAACTGGTATTGGAACAACAGCATTTAGTGTTCACCAAACAAAATTTTATCATCACTATCAACCAGGAAAAGGACAACTAATTTTTAGTTCTTTTAACTTTTACGCTCCTCAACAAAACGCAACAAAAAGAACTGGTTATTTTGATGATAGAGATGGAATTTATTTTGAACAAGTTGGATTAAGCACTTCTGATGGAATAAATCCTGGCATTGGAACAAACAATTGGGTAATTAGAACCTTTACCAGTGGTATAGCAACAGAAACAAGAATTCCACAATCACAATGGAATAAAGACAAATGCGATGGAACAGGTATTTCTGGATTTAATTTAGATATTACAAAAACTCAACTTGCATTTATAGATTTCCAGTGGTTAGGTGTCGGTAGAGTCCGTTGTGGTTTTGCTCACAATGGGCAACTTATTACCGCTCACGAATTTAACCATTCTAATTATTTGAGCACTGTTTATATTGCCAATCCAAACCTACCAGTTCGTTGTGAACTTAGAAACACTGGTGTTGGTATTGGAGCATCATTTGACCAAATTTGTTCTTCCGTAATGTCCGAAGGTGGATACGTAGAAAGTGGTATTGATTTTGCCTACACAATGACCACATCAAGAACAACACCAACACCAGCAGGAACAGAAATTCCATTAGTTGCGATTCGTCTCAAAAATAGTTTTCAAAATTATCCAAACAGAATATCAGTAAGGTTAAATAATCTTTCAATACATTGTGAAACAAACAGTATCATTTATAGAGTTATTAAACTTCCAAGTTCTTCTTATTTGAGTAATGCTGGAACTTTAACTTGGACTTCTGCCTCTGCCAATAGTGGAGTTGAAGTTTGTGT